TTACATTGAAATTATGTGGAGAACTGAAAATACTGGCGTAAGCATAGAGGCTTTTGGGACAAGCACCAGCCCAACACGGCCAGCAGTCCCATCAGCCATTGTCACAATGAGCTTTGTCTCAAACATCAAATAAATACTGCCATGTACATACCTTTAAAGCTACCCCCAGGTGTTTTCCGAAATGGCACTGAATACCAGGCAGCTGGCCGCTGGTATGACGCAAACCTAGTGCGCTGGTATGAGGGGACACTGCGCCCCATCAATGGATGGCGCACCAGGTCAAGCTCACAGATGACAGGCTCATGCCGAGGCATCATCACCTGGCGCGATAACAGCGGCAACCGGTACATTGGCGCAGGCACACATTCAAAGCTCTACGCAATGAATGAGGCTGGGACACTCAAAGACATTACCCCCACAGGCTTCACAAGCGGATACGCAAACGCGACAACGCTGACCGGCTATGGTTACGGCACTTATGGAAACTTTGCCTATGGTGTGGCACGGCCAGACACTGGAACCCCTATATCTGCCACCACCTGGTCACTCGATACATGGGGCGAGTATTTGGTGGCTTGCTCCAGCACCGATGGCAAGATTTATGAATGGCAATTGGGCTTTTCAACACCCACACTGGCAGCGGCCATTGCCAATGCACCAGTCAACAACAAGGCGGTGCTTGTCACCCAAGAGCGCATTATCTTTGCCCTTGGCGCTGGTGGAAACCCCAGAAAAGTCCAGTGGTGCGACCAGGAGAACAATACCCTTTGGACACCGGCTGGTGACAACCTTGCAGGCGACTATGACTTGGCCAGCCCTGGCACACTGATCGCTGGCAAGCGGGTCAAGGGTGTGAATCTGCTGTTTACAGATGTGGATGTCCACACGGCCCAGTATGTTGGCGCTCCATTTGTCTATGGCTTTGAGAAGGCGGGAAGTGGCTGCGGCCTTATTTCGGCCCAGGCCGTGGCGGCCATTGACACTGCTGCCATTTGGATGAGTCGCGCAGGCTTTTGGATTTATGACGGCTATGTCAAGCCACTGCCAAGTGATGTGTCGGATTACATCTTTGACAATATCAACTATGCGCAGGCATCCAAGATTTATGCGGTCCATGTCAGCAAGTTTGGCGAGATTTGGTGGTATTACCCAAGTGCATCAAGCAATGAAAATGACTCTTATGTCACTTTTAACTACCGCGAAAACCACTGGAACATTGGCACATTGGCCCGTCTGTCTGGGGTTGACTCTGGCGTGTTTACCTATCCTTTGATGGTTTCAAGTGATGGCTACATCTATGAGCATGAGGTCGGTTTTAACTATGACAGCGCCAGCCTTTATGCTGAGTCTGGTCCAGTGCAGCTGGGCAATGGAGACAACATCATGTCTGTGCGCCAGGTAATCCCAGACGAGCAAACCTTGGGTGAGGCCGTGGTTTCATTTAAAACCCGAAATTACCCAACTGGCACACAATCAACATTTGGACCATACACGGCAGCCAACCCAACTAGCGTGAGGTTTTCTGGCCGGCAAGTCAATGTGAAAGTCACGGGCAACACTTTGGCTGACTGGCGCATTGGGGTAATGAGACTGGATGCAGTCCCAAGCGGTAAGCGATGAGTGACCAAGAACAATTGGACAGGCTGCGCCATCATGTGGAGGCTGCCTTAGAATACAGTGGAGGCACACACAATTTTGACGATGTCACTGAGATGGTTGAGGATCACAGATTACAGCTGTGGCCAGCCAAGGACTCGGTGGTGTTGACAGAGATCATTGTCTATCCCAGGCTAAAAAATTTGCATTATTTTCTGGCTGGTGGCGACCTAGATGAACTCTCACGGATGAGACCATTGATCGAATCCTGGGGCAAGTCTGTTGGCTGCACCAGGGTGACATTGGCAGGCCGAAGAGGCTGGGCCAATACATTTTTGAAAGACGAAGGCTACAGTCCAAAATGGTCTGTCCTTGCAAAGGAACTTTAGGGGAATATGTATGGCATTGACACCACAACAATTTAAAGCATTCATCTACCAGGGCGGTGCTGATGATGCCGTGGCCACTCAGCGCGGCATTGACTATGCGCAGTCTATGGGCCTGACTTCTCAGCAGGCCACAAAACTTTTCAATGATGCGCTTGGCACTAGTTTCTCGCCATCAGATTTTGAGTCTGTGGTCGCTGCAAAGCAAGGCACAGAAATCAGTCCCCAAGAATTTAGAAACCTAATTTATGCTGGTGGTGCTGATGATGCTGTGGCCACCCAGCGCGGTGTGGACTATTTGAAAAACATGGGCTACACGCCCACAGAGGCCACCAAGTTATGGAACGATTCACTTGGCACTAACTTCACAGTGGGCGATTACAACCGAGTCGCTGGCCAAGTTAGTGGCAATGCATTCAGAGACTACATCTATGAAGGCACTGGCGGCAACGATACATTGGCCACAGTCAGGGGCATCAATTACGCAAGGTCATTGGGCTTGAATCCACAGCAGACTGTGGACCTATTTAATACGTCTCTTGGCACTAACTTCACACAAGCAGACTTGACCCGTGCCAGTGGCGAGGCGACTAACTTGTCGGCTGGAGCCACTCAAGGCGCTGGCTTGCTGACTGGCAATGACTTTAGAAATTACATCTACCAAGGCACTAATGGCAACGATACTCAAGCCACAGTGCGTGGCATTTTGTATGCTGACTCACTTGGATTGACACCACAGCAGACTGTCAATTTGTTTAACAGCTCACTTGGCACTAATTTCACAACTGATGATTTGACCCGTGCCAGGGGTGAGGTGCAATCGGTCGCGCCAGTTGAGGCTCCAATTGGTTCTAATTTTAGAATCACGCCTCCAGTGACACCAGTGACTCCAGTTACTCCCCCAGTGACACCAGTGACTCCAGTTACTCCCCCAGTGACACCAGTGACTCCGGTTACTCCAGTGACACCCCCAGTGACACCAGTTACTCCGGTGACACCCCCAGTGACACCAACAACGCCAACGACACCAAGGCAGCCAACAACGCCACAGTCACCATTTGCACAGAACTTTGCAAACTATCAGGCGATTTCTCCTGGCGCTCAGTACAACCCAGCTGTGACACCTGGTGGTGTTTCCCCATATTCGGCAATCATGTCGCAAATGAATAATGGGGCATTCCAAAACCCTTATGCCAACTTTGTGCCTAATACGCCACTGGGTGGCTACAACCCCAACCTGTATACAGAGTTGGCTATATTGAATAAAGCAGCAGCTGATAAGGCTCAGTCTTTAATCAATACCCAAACAGATTATGGTGGCGGTGGTGGCGGTGATAGTGGTGGCTCTAGCGGTGGTGATAGCGGTGGCGGTGATGGCAATAGCGGTGGCGGCCCAGGCACTGGTGCTGATGGTGACGCTGCATACGCCAAAGGCGGCATGGTCCGAGGTCTACTTGGCCCCAACCCACCTGGCCCAGATGATGGCGCTGGATATCTTGATCGCGGTGAGTACGTCATCAAGAAATCATCAGTCAAAAAATATGGTCGTGGACTTTTGGACATGATTAACGAAGGCAAAGTGCCTGCAAAGAAAATCAGATCATTACTGGATTGAAGGGATAAAAAATGTCTAAAGGTGGAAGCACAACATCAACAAGCTCTATTGATCCACAGATCAAAGAGGCATTCTTAACCAACTTTCAGCAGGCCCAAGGGGTCGCTGGCGCTTTGCCGACTCAGCAGTTTGCTGGCTTTAATCCCATGTACCAGGCAGGCGAGCAAGCTCTGGTCAACACGGGGCTTGCTGGCCCAGGCATCACTGGCACTGACTTGGCAGCTCAAATGGCGGCTTATGGTGGTGTTTACCAGCCTGCTGCCGTGCAGGCATCACAGCTGTCTGGCTCCAACATCAGCAACTATTTAAACCCATTTCAAAACACTGTGATCCAAAACACGCTGGGAGACATTGAGTCTGCCAGGCAAGCGGCCAATCGTCAGATCGGTCAGCAGGCCACACAAGCGCGTGCCTTTGGTGGATCGCGCCAAGGTGTGGCAGAGGCTTTGACCAATGCGGCCTATGGCAAGCAAGCGGCCACCACGGCAGCGCAGATGAGAACT